GGCTTTATTACCTCTCCCTGACACGGGACTGGCAATATTTTATATATTGCTAGTTTCGAGTACGTCTTCGACGGAAGAGTCATAGTGGTCTCCGGTTGAGTAAGCTCCCGGTGTGCGGCCCCCAGACCCGGCTAGGTAGTCAACCAGACTTCACCATTTCGGGTGAGGGCTGTTCTATGATGAAGGTCGAGTATGACCGTGATTAGCATAATCAATTTCTGCACATTTCTTGTACTGTTATTTATTTATGCATTCATGTTCCGTCTTGTTCCTGTAAATCAGAAAATCTACAAAACAAAACAAAACAACAAATACAAAAAGATCGATTTATTCGACAACGGCTCCCACTAGCCGTTAGCTTCCATTCTGGATTAGTCTTTATGAGCACTAACCTTGGGTAAGCACCCCCACTTTCGAGTGAGGTTGGATGCTGTGGTGATCAGATGCTTCACCCACCTTTATGGTGTTTGCCTTTTCTAGGGCTTTCCTCTGGTGTAATCCTCGGTTTAGTTCATTTTGTACGAGGCCTTTATGGTGCATGTTGGAAATTTATAAGCTGGTAATGAAGTAAACCCAGCTAAGTTAGAAAACTTGGGCACCCCCCTACTCACCAATGACAATCTGAATACGAACACACACACACACAGCATCACCATGCGCCCGTTCGTCCCTCAGCCTGTCATGATCAAGTACCAGATTACTGGAGCCGATGTCCGTCCCGGCACAGTTTTCTACACTTTCCTCTCTCTCCGTGGGCTCATTCGCCTAGCGTTTTGTGCCAAGCGACGTTTTAAAGGCACTGGTGTACGAGTCACCCCCCAAGCGGGGTTGGCTCCAAGCACCAAACGCGTGCGCGTTCCCGCGGATTTCTGCTTTGAGCGAATTCGCTGGCTTCATACTCTGGAGGGTCTTTTGGCCCCCCTGGGTATGACGCAGTGTCAAGCTCGCTTCACGGCCATTGCGTGGATTCGCCATGCTGGTCGCGGAGCTGCAGCTGATCGAGAGTTGGAGAGGGTTCGCGACAATTTGCTCAATTTGCGTGAGCTCGTTGCGAATTCCCCGGCCACGATCACGCCTCAGTCAGGGCACCGAGTGCCTATGCCTAAGCGCGTTCGTGTCCCTTCGGACTTTGACGCGGAGCGTCAAGTCTGGCTCATGCGCCTTGAGAATGCCTTTGGTTTTCTCAATATGGGCGAAAATGCCACTCGCGCCACGGGTATTGCGATCATTCGCTCTATTCCGTGGGACGAGACCGGTGCTGGCGAGATCCGCCGGCTTGTCGGTATTCTTACCCTTACGCGGTATTCTACACTTTCGAATGACCAACCTGCCCAAGAAGGCGATCCCATCGTGATCGAACCTCAAGGTGGTTTGCTCTCGATCCCAGTCATGCATTCGCTTGACATGGATCAAATCAAGAGCCTCCCAGAGACACTCATCAAGGGTGCCTGGGAGTCAGTTTCGAAAGTCGCAAAGGATATGTATGACGACTTTGGTGACAACAAGAATGTTGTACTCAATCTCGGTGCCGTTTGCCTTTTGGCTTATGGTGAGTTGACTGGTAACATTCCTGGTCCCGTATGCATCATGCTTGCATTTATGGCTTACGCCACGCGTTTGCCTACCGTGCCGGCGCATTTATACGACGCACTCCTTTCCATCTTCTGGGCCCACTCTCGGGTCACGAAGCAGGATGGGGTTGCCGCACCCGTCGCCCTTGTTGCCCTCATGGCCTCCCTATTTCCGGGTTGCCAACGTGGGTCGGCCGAGACCCTTGCTCAAATGTGCAAGGAAAATCTTGCCAAGCTCAAGGGCGCGAAGCGTTATGCGGAGGATCTTCAGTTCTCATTTGACGCCTTTCTCTCGATCCTCCAAGAGCTCGTCAACTATTGCCATGAAATGATTGGTACGCCCGCGTTGCAATTTAAGGGCGATCCATACTGGATGGTTACGGAGTTTGAGAAGGCCACCAATGATGCCATTCGTACTGCAATGGCCGATCCCTGTCCCGAAATGTCGGGTCTCTTGACCACACTCGAGGGGCGCGGGATGAAGCTCAAGAATGAGCTTGTACGCGATTCGAGTTCGCGTGCTCAGGGTGAGAAGATCAATTTGATCCTCCATGAGCTTCACCAGGCTAAGGCGAAGCTCAAGCGCCTCAATTCAGGTATTACGGACATTCGACCCGAACCTGTGGTCGCCATTTTTACTGGCGCTCCTGGGATTGGTAAGTCCATTGCTACACAGGTGCTAACCCAAGAGCTTCTTGCGGCCACTTTGCCGCTGAATCGTCTTAGTACTCTCATCAGCAATCCCGCGTCATTCATTTATTCGCGTGATCAGGCTGAGAACTACTGGTCGGGTTATGCCAACCAGGAAGTTTGTTATATTGACGAGTTTGGCGCCATCAAGGATGTGCCTGGCGGAGGTCCGACCATTTGGTCGGACTTTATTCGCATTGTGAACAATGTTCCTATGCCTCTCAATCAGGCGCACCTTGAAGGTAAAGGCGTTAGCTATTTCACATCCAAGTATGTGATTGGCACCACCAACCGTATGCATTTCGACGATATTTATTCTATTGTCGAGAAGAAAGCGGTTCACCGCCGTCTTCGCGTTTATGTCTGTTTCGTCAAGAAGGACTATGCGACGCCCGAGACCAGGGATGGTCCGGAGAATCTCCGCAAGCCCGATTGGACTCGTATTGGCTCCAAGATTGGTGGCAAAGTCACATTTGACCACCTCGAATTCCTCCTCATGGATGATTGCGCGAGTGGTCATTACAGTACTCCCGCGTATTCATATGACCAAGTTCGCGATGCTCTCATCGCTATGCGCTATCAACGTGAGGACGAGTTCATTGGATTGCGTGATTCCGGCAGTTCTCGGGTCCAGAGCATTATCAAGGACCGTCTTGAGCAATTCCACAAGGAGGAGGTTATCAAAGCCCCACCTGTGCCTGCTCAGGTTGCGCTTCCGACGCTCGCAAGTGTGGCCACCACGCAGTTTGACAAGCTGCGTCGTGTGTTCCAATCAGAGCGTGCGGATAGTGGCCTTCTATCCGAACCCTTGGGTTTACAAGTTGTTCCTCAGAGCGGTATGCCGCCCAAGGGCAAGACTCCGGTGTATCTGCGTGCGAACTCATCGTCTGAGACTGTTGTCGGACCCACTCCAGGGTCTTTCCCCACCTCACCCTCCATCCGAGTCTCGGATTCCGAGGAAGACATAGAGTTGTACACTAGCCCAGTTACAGATGCTGACGTAGTTCGTGCTCGTCAGCGTTGTATGGCTACTGCTGGTCAGCATGATCGTCGACCTTGTGTCACTTTTGTGGATGACTATCCAGGCGATGCACCAGAGGGTCCTTCTCGCCCGAGGCTCCACGTCAAGAAGTTACCCAGTGGGGAGAATGTTGATGTGACTCATTTCACGTCCCAAGAGCTCGACGACATCATCAACTCGACCAACGAGTACCTTGATGCGTATGAGAAGCGGCGTGCACGCTGGAGTTATATCAAGCGTGCCGCAGCTACGGTTGCGGCTGCTGTTGCTGTTGCCGGGACGATCTATCTCGGCATCAAGGTGGCCTTCCCAAAGGAGAGCATCGCTGAGCAGGCACAAGCCTATGCTCAGCGCAAGGCTCGCAAACATGTCCATCGCCCCTCCAAGATTGTGCCGCAGATTGGCACCGACAAGAACGCGCAGGATAATATTCTGGCTATGGGTACTCACAACTTGTATTCCATTCACATCAAGCGCTCTGATGGCCGCCTTCAATTTCAAGGTACGGCTATTGCCGTCGATCGCGGTTGCGTCCTCGTTCCTTACCACTTCACAGCCGTTTGGGCTGAGCTCGCTGGCAAGGGAGATGAGGATCCAGACCTCGATGTCGATCGTGACGCGCGTGTGATCTTTACTGGTTGTACGCCACGTCTCAACAAGACCACCCATCAGGAGGCTCGCGTTAAACATGACTACCCAGTCACTGACGCGGCCGAATTCATGGTCGTTGCCGTTACTCCTGGTGAGGATGATGATTTGGCCATGGTGGTCGTTCCCGACCTCTTTGCTCGCCGCATCATCAACAAGTTCCGCAATCGTGCGGGGATGCCGGCGAGTGGCGCTTGTGCCCTCGTGGGTCTCGTTGCCAATGACAAGCTTACCATTACGCAATCGCGCGTTGGACGGTTCGTCAAGGAAGCCAACGCTATGAAGTACTCTGAGACTGGCGAGGTGGTTGGCGAGGAAGTCTTCAGCTACGACATCAAGACCAATGCTGGAGATTGTGGGAGTGTCCTGACTGCGCTCGACAAGAAAGCCGATTTCATTATCGGCATTCACGTCGCTGGCGTTAGCAAGGGTTTCACTTCTAGCCGTGGCGCTGCCGTGCTCGTCGACCGAGAGCACATCGAGGCCGCTGTGAACACCGTGCATTCAGCCCTTGGGTTTATCAAGGTGCTCGATCCGCTCGAGCGCGAGGAGATCAAGAAAGTGGTCGTTAGCCCAGAGGGTGGTATCACGCGTCAAGGTGTGAGTGCTATTGCTCGCGTCAAACCGCCCATTCTAGCGTCGACCACGACCATCATTCCGTCTCCCATTCATGGGATGACAGGCGTCCCACCTCGTACGGCTCCGGCATTGCTCCGCAAGAAAGGGGACATTGACCCCATGGACAACGCCATTTGGGGTTATGGTCTTGGTGGCACCTATATCAAGTCCAGTATCTTTGAGGCTTGTGTGGGTGATTATCTACGGATGCTGGCCAAGAACTCGCACCCGCCTGATCCCAGTTCGCGTCGCGTCTTCTCAAACAAAGAGGCGCTCGATGGGCTGGATGGCCATGAATTTTGCGGAGCTGTCCCCCGTGATACTAGCCCCGGCTACCCCTTTACCGTCATGTCAAGCAACATCAAGAAGCTTGCTTTTGGTGGCGAGAATGAAGGTGGTCGACGCCCTGCTAGCTACAGTAACGATCATGCCAAGCGAATTTTTGCTGCGGCTGACGAAATTGTTGAAGCAGCCAAACGGGGTGAGGTTAGTCCAGGAATTTTTATGGACTTTCTCAAGGATGAGAGGCGCAAACTAGATCGTGTGGCCGTGGGTAAAACCCGGCTCATCTCTGGTAGTGGCATTGAACATGTCATTGCCGTGCGTCGCTACTTCCTCCCGTTCACGGAGTGGTTCATGGAGAATCGCGTCGCCAATGAGTCCGGTGTAGGTGTTAATGCCTATTCGGATGACTGGGATGCGATAGCAGTCCGTATGGGTGGCGGCAGTCCCGCTTTTCGCGTAATTTGTGGTGACTTTAGTGGTTTTGATAAGACTTTAACGCCACAACTCATGCGAATCGTTGCTCGGGCTGCAGATATCTTCTACTGCGATTATGGCTCTGAAGCCTATCGCGTACGCCAAGCGCTCGTAGAAGGCGTCTGCCACTCTGTCCACGTTGATGGTGGCGACTTGTATGTCTGGGCCGGGTCCAACCCTTCAGGGTGGGCTCTTACCACGATTGTCAATACGAACGCGAACAGCGTTCTCATCCGGTGTTCACTTGTTACTGCCCTCTTGAAGAAGGGCATTGAGTACAGTGCGGCACTTGAAGTTGTCTTTGATCGCGACCTTATTCGTATGATGACGTATGGCGACGACAATATGATTGCCCTCAAGCATCATCCAGTACTTGACCTCATTACGGGGCCTGACCTGGAGGCAGCTATGGCTGATCATGGTTTCAAGTACACGGATGCAGCCAAGACCGGTACAGCTCAAGCTCTGACACTGCATGAGGCCTCGTTCTTGAAGCGGGGTTTCAAGCAGACTCACCACAATGTTCCACGTAAGTGGATGTCGCCACTGGACAAGACCACAATTGAAGAGTCAATCCAGTGGACACGCAAATCCGATGACCCATTGTTTGAGCATTGGTACGCCAACGTGGAGAGGATGATGCTTGAGGCTTCCGCCCATGGACCAGAATATTATGAGGAATATAGTCGCCGAGTTGCCCAAGCTGCGATCTCGTGCGATGAGCCCATTGCGATCCCAGTGCTTGGGTTTAGGGCTGCTCAGAGGAAGCTATTGAGCTCGCCTGAGCACTACTAGATGGTAGAGCACCGACCTGTCGAATGTCGTTAAAAGTCGAGCGTCGCAGCTAGTTTCGGTTCTAGTGGAAGCGGCGTTGGTTTGCTATTTAGCGTGTGTGTACCTCAGGCAGCCCCGAAAACACACAACCTTTACCGAATCGCGCGGATACGTTGAGTGGCGTACCGCGTTAAAGAATGCACTTGCTTCAAACAACACAAATGACATTTCGACCGAGTTTCCGGCTACTCAGGTTGATCTTAATGAAGAAGCCGGCAGTGCTACCCATTTGGTTTCGGACACCACCGTTGTTCGTCGGGGTTACCCCTTGACGACAGAGGCGGATGTTGCGAAGTATGCTCACCCGAATCATATAGAGTCTGTGGTCCAGTACCTGGCACGCCCCGTGCGTGTTGCCAGCGGGAACTGGGTCACAAGCGCTACTCAGGGTTCAGCTCTTTTCACGACCGACTCCATTTGGAAGAGCTTGGCTGCCAACACCATGTTCTCCGAGAAGCTTAAGGGTTTCTTTGGAGTGCGTGGCACAGTCTTGCTACGGCTTCAGCTTAACGGCACGCCTTTTCAGGCGGGTCGTGTTCGGCTGTCGTATTACCCCTGTGCTGCTTTGGCGCCCCTCAAGGTTGCCGAGCATCTCCGCCATGTGATCTCAATCTCCCAGCTACCAGGAATAGATGCTACGCCTCTAGACCATTCTGTTGGCTTGGAGATTCCATGGATGAACCCTATGCGGTTCTTGCCCATGACGAGCCAGACTGCTTCAATGCAGGCTGGCTGGGGTGGCGTGTATTTGCACGTCATCTCCCCCTTGAAAACTGGCCCTGCTAGTCCCGCGACTTGTTCGTGGACTTTATGGGCTTCAATTGAGGGTGCGGAGGTCTTTGGTCAATCCAACTTGCCCATCGTGGTGCCACAATCAGGCATCCGAGGCCGCATCAAAGCGCGTGGTAAAATGCGCATTGAGGCGGAGAATCCCGTGATCTCATCGATTCTGGATTCTGGTGCAAAGTTGGCTGGCACTCTTGAACACGTGCCAGTTTTGACCGGTTTGGCAGGCTCGGCCCGCTGGGCCCTCAATGCGGCTTCGCAAGCCGCCCTCGCTTTCGGGTTTTCCAAGCCCCAAGTAAGTGGTCTCTCTGTTACTGCAAATCGTCCAGCCCATTATATGACGAACGCGGATGGTATTGACACTAGTGTCATGCTCTCCCTGCAGTCTGACGCGAAATTGACAATTGACCCCACCCTCTATCCAAGTGGGATGGATGAAATGTCACTAGCGTTTATCAAGAAACAGTGGAGCTACCTCTACAATGTAAATTGGACCACCTCACAACTCGCTGGTGCGAGTCTGGACAGTTGGGATCTCAATCCCCTCGCGATGCGAGCAGATTCTGGTGCTTTTTCATATTGCACGCCCATTGGTTATCTCGCGCGACTGTTCCAGTACTATCGTGGTGGATTCGAAGTCATGTTCAAGTTTAACAAGACTGCGTTCCATTCCGGCACCATCGCTATCAGTTACATCCCTGGCCGTAGTGACACAAACCTCGCCCTTGACAGTTCGGCATATGCGTACCGCACTGTTGTCGACATCCAAGAAGGGCAAGAGGTCTGTCTCGCTATCCCCTACATGTTCCCTATGGATTACATCCATCGCGGTTTATCGTACGGACGGCTACATGTCACAATTGTGAATCCGCTCTTGGCTCCAGAGAGCGTCTCCCCCGACATCAACATTAGTGTGTATGTTCGTGGTATGGACGACCTGGAGTTTCAAGGCTTTCAACCTGAGGCCAAGTTGGTTGTTGTCGCCCAAGGCGGCGACGTTACGGTCTCGCAGGAAGCGGTTTGCGCAGTTGTCGGTGGAGCCCCAGCTACTGGAAACGCTGGTGCGTCTTTTGCGGAAGCCTCCGCCTCAGAGATGCCTACGTCCCTTCGGCAGTTGCACAAGATCTATCAACCCCTGCGGCTCAACGCTACCCCAGCTCAAAGTCTGAGGTATTATCCGTGGTCTACTCAGCCCACGAAGTTGTCCGCTGACGGTGTTACCGTCACAAAAGGGGCGATTTTCACACCTGTGCGTGATATGCTCACTGCACCATTCGCGTTCATGCGCGGTGGTAGGCGTGTGCTGGCCACGCAGCCACCAGGTGTGTCTTGGAAGGCAATGAGCAACTTTTTCACGCCTGCGACGCAAGCATCTGTCTCTAGCGACACTCCCGCCAATTACGGTTCGCGGGTTACCCCTTTTGGGGCAACTGTTGGCTATGAGACCTGGGTGACAGCACCAGATGGCCCACTCTCCGTCACTATTCCATGGACCGCCCAATCCAGGTTCGGACCCATTGAATATACGAAGGATGTGAATGTTGATACCACTTGGCTCTGCCGCCGTGTCCTCACTTTGGCCTGTAGTGCCCCTACCACGGGCGAGATGGGCGAATTGTATGAGGCCGGTGCAGACGACTTTGAAACTTTCTACTTTGTAGGAATTCCCCGCATGTCTTCAGCGAATCTATATTGATGAATTGTATTTCTCAACCAAGAGGTTTCGCTTTAGCATTCGCTGCGGTGTTTGTCGTCTGTTGCTTTGTTAGATCCGCCCTTGGGCGAAATCTGACTGGCAGGGAGATCGTGCAAATTGCCATTGGTAATGTTATCGGCATGACTATAGCCCTGGGGCCGTATATGTGTACGGACCAGTGACCTCCGGATGTCCCTAAAAGCCGGAATTGGCGCCGCATGTGTTGTGTGTGAGCGGTTCGCCAATTTGTTGTTTGTCTTTTCTTTGTTTTGTTTAGGTTTTCCGATTTGATATCGGTTTCCCCTGAACTTCAATTCTGTTTCCGCTGAGCCAAGAGGCTTGGTGGGGTGCTGCGGCATGCCACCCTTTCTCGTTATTAACTCAGTATTACAGGC